CGTCCGAGAGAACACCTTGCAAGTTGCCTTTAATTCTATCCGCAACAATTCCAGCAGCGGCATAGATTGCTTTTTTGGCAATCGCATCACTACCAGCCGCCAATTTAGATAATTTAATCGCGTATTCATCTCCGGCCTTGAATGTCATTCTGGCCATCTAAAAACCCTCGACTTCAAAAACCCATTCATAATGGATATAGCCTGTTTCCTGTTCACGCTGGATGGAATTCAGCCGAAAGGATATTTCCCCGTTGTTCAGCGCGTCCTGGATGCTTTCAACAGTGGCATCATTCTCCGACTTCGTAAAATAATCAACCGTGCCTTGAATAGATTGATTGACCATCTTTCCGTCAGCCCAAACGGAATCACCTTGCGTGTCCTCTGCCCAGACAATATAAGAGCCGGTCACATTTTGCGGCGGCGCGAAATGATAAACCTCGTCCATCACCGTCAGAAGGGCGGTTTTTAATGCGCTAAGATTCGGCATCGTTGTCCCCCTCCTCTGGATCGGCATCGTTATCCTCCTCCTCTGGATCGTCAAGGATTACCGGGATCTCCGCCCCTAGTCTTTCAAGCGACAAATCTGTTATCAGCTCCCCGTTGTCATCATCCACCCCATGATAAGCGCGGACAATATTATATTTCGGAGCGTCATCGGGAGGGAGGACGGTAGACAAAACCGCAACATGATGGTTGTCAATATCGCGGTTTTGCGGTATCCGTATTCGATTTGCGACCGCCACGCCCTCATGCCCGCCGACCGCAGACGGGGAACTCTCAAAATTAAGCTCCCCATACCACGATTGATATTTTAGCTTCAATCCCTCAACAGGCATATCCCCCGGCTCGGCAGTATTCGCGACTTCGTAGATGGAGCAGTAGCCTTTGTCAAGAATCATTGTTTCGCTCCCTTAACCACCGTTCCCGCCGAGCAAGCCTTAACCACTCCGGCATACCGTCCGGCTTATCCCTGTTTCCATACTGCCAGACCACCATATCGGCCAATAACACGCTGTCCCGCGCATCGTCCAAGAGGTTAATGCCATTCCCGATTAATTCAGCATCAGCCGCCTCAATGCGTTTCTTTAGGTATTCGTCCAAAGAGGTGTCAGAGGCCAAGCGGTTAAGCCTGGCCTTGACAATTCCGAGGACGGTTGATTCGTTATACATAGCCGCCCTCCTTTCGCTAGTTAGGCAGTTTTCTTAACTCTAAAAACCTTACTACCGGCGGCAATAGCGATGCCGTAGTAGAACTCAACCACGGTCAAAATCTTGCCATCGTCCGCGTCCGCAAAGTCGGCCAGAGTAGCCTCGCCAGCGGTGAATTCAATCGGCGTAAAGCCGGTATGGTAGGTACCATATTTGACATCCGCAGCCTTGGTGCCGAGTTTGTACCCGAAGAAGGTGCCAGAAGCTTGACCACCAGTCATGGTGATGTCACTAGATCCGTTAGTAGTCAGGCTGGCGGTGGAGGTGATAGTCAACGCACCCAGAACAGGATTGGCGATATCAGCCGGGAAGGTGCTGCCGGTAGCGACATCAGTGTTGGCAAAGTTCACCTGAACAAACGCCTCGCCAAACACCGGCAAGCCGTCATATCTGGCGTAGCCTCTAAAGCCAGTCAGCATCTGCTGGAATTTGGCGTGTTCGGAAGATTCGACCTTCGCGCCCGCTCTCTCAGCCAGGAGATAGGCGGAGCCGTAACCGCCGATAATCTCGTTGTTGGCCAGCATTTCCAGCTCCACTATATCGCCGCCGATAATCGGCATCTGGTTATGCACCCCAGCCACCAAAGCGGCGGCAGCATCAAACGCAAGAGCCTTGGTCATCAGCTTAGTGTGCGTATAGCGGTTCATTGCCCAAAAACACCTGCCATCGGAGTAATTGGGCTTGGCAATTCCCAAAGCATCAACCAGAGAGGCATAGAATGTCGCGCCGGTGGTACCGTCAATGTTCAGCTTTTTGATATTCGAGAGGTGGAGATCAGTCCAAGTAGGAGCATAAGTCCCCCAATCAGCAGGAGCCGACTGCTGTTTCAAGCGCGTGACGATACCAACAGGCATTTTGGTGCCGGTGCCAAACAGGATAGCGCGGTCAACGCCCTTGCCGATAGCCTGTCCAAGCTGCGCCATGATTTCGACACCAAGGGCGATGTCGCTATCCTCCAACAGGGAATTATGTACCCAAATGATTCCGCCAACCATGAAGCCGTCAACCTCAATTTGGTTGAATTCCATGTCCAGTTCGTTCAGCGCACCGATGGCTTCAATCCAGACACCTTCCGGAACAGCGCCCACAATGTTCTGCCGAGCGGTGCCGCCGACGCGTTTCACGCCGACATAATTAATCAGCTTAGAATATTTGTCCATGTTGTCGCGGAGAACTTCGAGCATGATATCAGGGATAGTCAAACCGCCGTTGGTCACGCCCCTGGTTTTGATGGCACGGACTTCATCGATGAAGCCTTTCACATCATCGCGGACGAAAAAGGCATCGCGTTCCTCCTTGCTCATGCCGAAAAATTTAGTTCTGTTTTCCATCGTGTCGTTTACCTTCCTTTCGACTTTAGGCGGAGCTGCCGCCTTTTTGTTAATTGCTTCAAGTTCATCGGACAATTTCTTAATTTCCGCTTCAAGAGTTTCCTTGGCGGCCTCATGTTCCGTCAGTTCCGTTTCCAAGGCTTCGTTATCGGCCTCATAACTTTCTACAGCCTCATCCACTACAGCCCTTTCTTCGTCCGGAGTTTCTTCCGTCACCTCATTGACAGCGGTTTCTAGTTCCACCTCGCGGGTTTTCAGTTCTTCCTTGCGGATTTCAAAATCAGCGTCTTTCTCGCGGAGGGCTTCAAGTTTGCTTCTCATGCCCTCAATCTGCTTAGTCAGCAGCAGTTGTTTTAGTGCCACTTTTTCAACCTCTCTTTCGTCCGTTCTTTCCACTCCTGCGTCTTTCGTGCGCGGAGATCCTCATAGTCTTTTTTCCTGGCGGTTACGGAGGTGTCCTCATAGGCGGGGAAGGTACAGCAACTCACCTCATACAATTTGACTTTCTTTATTGTCCAGTGTACCGAGCCGTCTGCCCTAAATTCGGTTTCTTCTTCCAAAATTTCAAAACCGAACGAACATTGGTCAACATCCCCGCGCTCAATCCGTGAATAAAGATTCATCGCGTCCGTGTCGTCCTGGTTGATTTTTACCTTACCCCATAACCCCCGGCTGTCAACTTTCAGCTCCAAGGTTCCGGCTTTCGTCCGGCCTAAGACTAGCCGCGTTTCATGGTCAATCAAAGCCCGGATGTCATCACCCAAAGCCCCATCGAACGCATGAGGGTCTATGCTTTCCGTCGCCCCCGGCCACAGTTCGTAAACGCCGCCAAATACGGAGAAATAGCCCTCAATGTATTTATCCTCGCCAGTCTGTTCAGCCCTAAATTCCGTAGAGTGGCTGCGCGTCTGCATTATGTCCCTATTCGTTGTTTTCACCTCCAATCAATTTCTTCTGATCTCCCAGCCTATCAGCCGGGATGAAGTTTTCTAGTGCTAATAATTCCTCCATCTCGTCATCAGGGGTCATGCCAACCCACGCCCGCCATTCGTTTCTCCGCATGGCCATGCGGTCAATCATGCTCCGGCCTATTTGCGTTATCTCAGAGATGGAATAGCTGTAAAGGCTTCGGGGATTGAACCACCAATACAGATCCGGCGAATAAAGCAATCCCCTCGTCAACTCCTGCTGGATGGCTTGCGACATGGACATGATTTTTGTGCCGATGAAGTTGTTGTATTCCTCCTTGTTAAACTCTCCAATCCCAACTAAAAAGGGCGGTACTCCGAATATCCCAGCAACCGTCCTTTTGTCAATCTCTAAATTTTTAGCAAGGGCTAAGTCATTTAAAGTAAGGGGCTTCACCTGCTGCACCTCGAACGCCTCCGCAGGCACGAACCACGGCCTGCCGCTTTCGGAGGAATCGAGATACTGTTTGCCTAAAGTCTGTCTGCCCCCTAAGCTGGCAAATTCCTCCGTCAATCCATCCACCTTGACAATGATTGACGGATTAGGGCTTTCCAACAGCGCTTGCTTAGTCATCCCAGCTTGTTTAATCCCCTTGATAATCTCCTTCAAGACCGCTTTATAGCCAGTGCCTATCCACGGCCTTTCCGGATCAGGATGAATTACAAAGTGCAGGACTTCATCAGGGGAAAATGTCTTATCGCCGTACTTGATAATATACCCGTCCGGCGTATCGACAAACTGCACTCTTGACGGCTTCAGCGGCTCTAAGTCCACCAATAAACCATCGCTAAAATGCGGATATGTGACTTGATTCCCTTCGCCCGATAGCATCAAAGTCCAGACGATATTGTAAATAAATGTCTTGCGCGTTTTTAATAGCCTGTTCGGGGTTATGTCAATCTTCCGCGACAACTCATTTTTAATTCTAACATCGCCCTTGTCTGTATTCTGCATCAGGTAAATTGTCATATCACTAATCAAATCCGCATAGGCGTGGACGCACATTCTCACCTCTGGGCAATCCGCTAACCTGGTATATGCCCCAGCGGTCAAGAGGTTAAATGCCTCCGGCGAACACAACCAAGATGTGCTGCGCTTTTTAGGAGCATCCCGACCTTGCGTAAATTGTTTTTTTCTGCTCATGTCAGCCCTCCATCCATTGTTTGGCCTTGCCAGCGCGTTCTAGGTTTTCAAGCAACCGGCAAGCGGCGAAAACCGCCGAATCGAAAACATCTATCCTGTGTTCCGGCTCGACTTTTTCGTACATTACCATATCATCCGTTTTTTCAATCGCCCGGACATTGGAAACACAGTATTCAAACGGCTCCGCGCCCAAATAACACAACAAACCGTCCTTCGCCTTTTGTTCTATCCGTCTAAATCCTTCAGACTTGCGCCAAAAATATTGCGGTTGGTCGATAATGTTAAATCTGGCTTGCTTCATGCCGATAAAATATTCCCGGCAAAATTTGCGGTCATGGCCGACTTGGGCGATGCTAAAACCTTTTGCTTTCATCACCTTAAACCAGTTTACAATCTCCGCATGGTTGACGGTCGGATTATTACTCATATCTAGCCAGCCATCATCAGCC